TTGGTGTTGCCTCTAGAAAAGATAAAAAATTATTTCAATCGTGTCATATACTACACAAACAAGGTAGATATTTCATAACGCATTTTAAGGAACTATTTGCGTTAGATGGTAAAGAAGCAAACTTAACCGACAATGATATTGAAAGAAGAAATACGATTGCTCAGTTATTGGCAGATTGGGGATTAATTGCAATAATTAATGCTACAGTTGCTGAGAAAAAAGCACCTCTATCACAAATTAAAGTTTTATCATTTAAAGAAAAAGGTGAATGGGACTTACAAGCAAAATATAACATAGGTAAAAAAATCGAAGATGAAGGCACCGAAGTTTAAAGACTTTATAACAGAAGCTAAAACTGAAAAGTATAAACTACTGATTATAACAGATGAGCCTGAAAAGGCAAAGACCTTTCATACTGCTGATAGACTCAAAGAAGAAGCAGAGAAATTAGGATGGAAACATTATCTGTATAAACTAACTGGTGGTTATACTTCATACGAAGATGGTATTTTTAGATTACATAATAAAGAAGATGAAAAAGGTTTTGAAGTTTCAGGTAAAGACACAATCGCAATCATAAGAGGTTCAGTTGTCAGAAAAGATAGTTGGATGGATATTATATCTTCATTAGAAAAACATAGTGTTTGTGTCATCAATAGTAGGCAAACAATCAATATTTGTACAGACAAATATAGAACAGCACTAAGACTTTCTGATTATGGTATTCGACAACCTAAAACTACTTTAATAAACGATCCAGAAAAATCAGCACTAGCATTTGATAAACTAGATACACAAATGCCTGTGATTATGAAAACTTTAAGAGGGTCAAAAGGTGTTGGTGTATTGTTTATTGAATCAGAAAAAGCATTAGACAGTATTGTACAATTAATTTACAAACAAGACGAAGATACAGATTTACTTTTACAAGAATATATTAAAACAGATTATGATGTTAGAGTATTAGTCTTAGGCGGCAAGATACTTGCTACAATGAAGCGACCCGTTATTGAAGGCGACTTTAGAAGTAACGTATCGCAAGGTTCTAAACCAGAAAAAATTGAACTAACAGAATTAGAAATAGAAGAAAGTTTAAAGGCTGCAAAAGCAGTTAATGGACTATGGACTGCTGTTGACTTTATACCAAGTAAGAATAGAGAAAAAGAGCCTCCATTTGTGATTGAGGTAAACTCATCTCCTGGTACTGAAGGTATGGAAGAAGCAAGTGGTCAAAATATTAGTAAAGAAATTATAGAATTTTTTGCTGAGAAAAAGAATTGGGTCAAAGTACCAAGTGAGTGTGGTTACAAAGAAATTGTAACTATCAAACCATTTGGTGAAATTATCGCTAAGTTTGATACAGGTAATTCAGGCATGTCAGTTATTCATGCTGATAAAATGAAAGTTAATGGTAAAAAGATTACATGGTCTTTACTAGATAAAACTATTACAAGTGATATCATTCGACAAGAAGAAATATCAGTAGGCGGTTTAAGAGACTATGACGAAACCAGATATGTCATTAAACTAGATGTGGAGTTTCTAGGTACTATGTATGAAACAGAATTTACTTTAGATGATAGAGAAGATAGAACACCAATTCTATTTGACCGAGAGTTTATGAGTAGAGTAAATGTTATGGTAAATCCAGACAGAAAATATGTCGTTACGACAAAATATAGTTTAGATTAACGCTTTACAAATCAATTGTATTGTGTTATAATATGTTATGAAAAGGAGTGAACAAACATGGCTAAAAATCACCAAGCAGACAATCCGTTATTCAAGGCATTGTCAAAAAGATACGAAGCACAGATAGCAGAAGCGTATGCTACTTTAATTGTATATTTTGATAATTCAGTAGGTATCGGCGAACATCCACAACACATTAGTGAAATGGATAAACAGTTAGAAATAATATCAACTGCCGAAGAAAAAATACATTCGTTAAATAAACATTTTAATAATACACAAATATAGTGAAATTTTATACTAGTGTGCTGCCATATAAAGGTCGACTCTTAGTAAGAGGAGTTAACCATGATGGCAGCCACAAAAAGTTTAGAGTAAATTACAAACCGTCTTTGTTTACACCTGTTCAAAAAGAAACAGGATATAAAACATTAGATGGTCGTAATGTAGCAAAGATTGAACATGATAGTATGTTCGAGGCAAGAAAATGGATTGACGAATACAAAGATGTAACTAACTTTGAATATTTTGGTAATACAAGATTTCAATATCCATATATCGCAGATGAGTTCCCAGGCAAAGTTGATTGGGATATTAAACAAATAAGATTAATCACAATTGACATTGAGTGTGAAAGTGAAAATGGTTTTCCTGATGTAGATAAGGCTGAAGAACCTTTAATCTGTATTACTGTAAAAGACCATGCAAGAAAAAGTATTATTGTTTTTGGATGTGGCAACTTTGTCAATGACCGTGATGATGTAAAATATTTTAAATGTTCTACTGAAAGAGATTTAATACAAAAGTTTACAAAGTTCTGGACTGCTTATAATCCAGATATTGTAACTGGTTGGAATGTTAAGTTCTTTGATATTCCTTATTTAATGAATCGATTTAAATATCTTATGGGCGATGAATATTTAAATCAGTTTAGTCCTTGGGGTATCGTAAATCAAAGTAGTGCAAGAATAACTGCTAAAGGTTTTAACAAAGAACAAAACTATTATGATATTTTAGGTGTTTCAGTTTTAGATTATCTTGACTTATATCGTAAACATACATTTGTTAGACAAGAAAGTTATAAACTAGATTATATAGGTGAAGTAGAATTAGGTGAAAATAAATTAGAGAATCCATATGATACTTTCAAAGAGTTTTATTCTAACGACTATCAATTATTTGTAGAGTATAATATTCAAGACGTTGAGATAGTTGATAAGTTAGAAGATAAAATGCAGTTGATTGCTTTACACTTAACTATGGCCTATGAAGCAAAAGTTAATTATCAAGATGTATTTGGTCAAGTTCGTATGTGGGATACAATTATATTTAATTATCTAAAAGAGAATAAACTTGTTTGTCCTGCTGTAAATGAAAACGAATATTCTGGTGGTTATGAAGGTGCATATGTAAAAGATCCAGTTGTAGGTTTTCACGATTGGATTTGTAGTTTTGATTTGAATAGTCTATATCCTCATTTGATTATGCAGTATAATATATCTCCTGAAACAATGGTCGGGTTTGAACCTAATTCTGTAAGTGTTGAAAAAATGTTAAATCAAGAATCTGATTTATCTCATTTAGATGGTTGTACCATAACACCAAACGGTGCTCAGTTTCGTACAGACAAACGAGGTTTTCTTCCTAAGTTGATGGAGAAACTTTATAAAGAACGAGTTGTATATAAAAAGAAAATGTTAGAAGCAAAATCTTTGTATCAAGAAACTGGTGATAAAAGATTATTAAATGATATCGCTGCTAACCATAATATTCAACTTGCAAGAAAGATTGCTTTGAATAGTGCCTATGGTGCTATCGGCAATCAATACTTTAAATATTTTGATGTAAGACACGCTGAAGGTATTACAAAGGCAGGTCAACTTGCGATTAGATGGATTGAAAGAGACGTAAATAATTATTTAAATAATTTACTTAAAACTAAAAACGTAGTTTATGTTGTGGCTTCTGATACTGATTCTATCTATGTAAAACTTGGTGCAGTTGTAGATAAAATATTTAAAGATAAATCTGATACAAGAAAGATTGTAAAAGTTCTAGATAAATTTTGTGAAGAAAAATTACAAATTGCAATTGATAAGAGTTATGATAATCTTGCTAAATATGTAAAAGCATTTGACCAAAAAATGATTATGAAACGAGAAGTAATTGCAAACAAAGGTATCTGGACTGCTAAGAAAAGATATATCTTAAATGTTTATAATGAAGAAGGTGTTGATTTGAAAGAACCTAAATTAAAGATTATGGGTATTGAAGCAGTTAAGAGTTCAACTCCTGCCCCTTGTCGTATCAAGATTAAAGAGGCATTGAAAGTAATTATGAATAAAGATGAAAATGCTTTGATACAATTTATTGATGAGTTTAGAACACATTTCAAAAAGTTACGACCAGAAGAAATTGCTTATCCTCGTTCATGTAATAATCTTAAAAAGTATTCTTCATCAACAGACATATATCAAAAGTCAACACCAATTCATGTGAAAGGTGCTCTACTGTATAATAATTTACTAAAGAAAAACAAATTAAGAAAGTATGAAGTAATACAAGAAGGCGATAAGATTAAATTTATTGTTTTAAAAGAACCTAATCCATTAAGAGAAAAGGTGATATCTTTCCCAACACACTTACCAAAAGAATTTAATCTACACCAATATATTGATTTTGATGAGCAGTTTGACAAGTCATTTTTAGAACCATTACGATTTATTGTCAATGCAATCAACTGGAATTTTGAAAAACAAGCAACCCTGGATAACTTCTTCTAATGAAAGAAAACGCATTTACACACTATATTAGAGATAATACACTATATAACCGTCTCATAGCCGCCGCTACAGACGGAAAACTACCTGTCTTGACATCAAGTATCTTCGAAAAAATGAACGCTGAGTACGGAAAAGAGAAGATGAGAACACACTTGGCAGACTATATTGCTAGTGAAAGACCAGTCTTTCCTCTCAAAGAAATTACAAAAGAAGATATGAGAACAGCATTTGCCAATCTTAAAAAGTTTGATACTAGTACCATTTGCATTCCTAATGAGCAAGTAGAAAAAGAAGTATTTGAAAAGTATGATGATTACAAATACTCTTATAGTAAGTGGGGTCTTGGCTTAATAAATGGTGCTAGTACCTTTAATGATGTAAGTAATTATTTCATGCAAGATTTGAGATTAGAATGTAGTAGTTATGGCTTTCGAGCACCTAAAGAAGTTTGGGAGAACGGTGATGCCTATGCTATCTGGAAATGCCTAGGACCCATATGGCGAGGTATAAATGGAGTTAAACTTACAAAGATAAAAGAATTAGATGGTACTGAAACAGAGAAACTAGTCGGTGGTCAGTTAGATGAAAAAAGTTATATATCAGCATTTAGATTAGGTACTTATATTGCAACACAATTTAAACCTGTCGTTGCAAAGGCAATCTATGATATCACAAATGCTAAAACTGTATTAGATACAAGTTGTGGTTGGGGTGATAGACTTGCAGGT